AGGTGCAGCAGCTACGCAAGCCAGTGCTGCGATTGCATCGACGGGCAAATCAGCCGCCTCTGTTGCTAAAATTACAACTTCCTCTCAAGTTGCTTCAGCGTCCCTCAGTAAGATGTCAGCGGCATCTACCCGTGTCGCCAGCGCACTTAAACCAGTTAGTGCGGTAGTTACTCAGTTTGGATCTCGTTTCAAGAAGTTTGCTGCGGACACCACATTTGGTAGAGAGGCAATCAATGCGTATGGCGTAACTGCTGCCTCACTAAGTGCCAAAGTTAAAGCGGGACAGGCGGCACTCAAGAAGCTGTCCACATCTATGAAGCGGGCGGGTGCATCTGCTGTTGCAGCGGGTACTCAACTCAAATCTATGGCGACCTCTGCCGTGCAGTCGGCGGCTAAAACAAAAGCCGCGCAGATGTCTATCAAAGGATTCAATGCCGTGAGTACTAAACTCACTGCATCGTTGACCAGGGCGAAGGCATCGTTTGCAGACTTTGGTGCTAAAATTTCTGCAATGGGTGCCAAGGTTGGCATCACCCGAGCTAACTTGTCAAAGTTTGGTAATGGCTTCATATCTCTGGCCGCGAAAGCAAAGTCTTCGGGAGCCGCGATCCTGAAGGCAGGCATGAATGCGATCAAGACCAGCCCGATGTATCTGAAACTAACAGCGAGCTTGAAAGGAGCGGGGACTAGTTTTGTAGCGTTGGCAGCTAAAGCCAAAGCAGCGGGAGCTTCAATGAAGGCGGCGGGCATGGCTGCAATGATGGCGGGCGGTATTATTCTCGCAGCCCTTTCTCCAATTATTATGGTAGGGGCAAAATTCCAGCAATCGATGGCAAATGCTTTTGCTGTGATTGGAGACTCAAGAGATATCAACGAAGGCGTTTCCAACATGGAGCGTCTGGAAACCACTGCCAAGAATTTAGGAAAAACTACAGAGTTCACTGCCACCCAAGTAGGCGAAGCCTTCAAGTTCATGGGCATGGCAGGTATGGAAACCAATGACATTATTGCGGCAACTCCCAACATTCTTGCACTAGCTACTGCGGGCAGCATGGAGATTGGTCGAGCGTCCGACATAGCTACCGACACGATGACAGCCTTTGGACTGTCAATGCAAGATACGGGTCGAATCGTGGATGTAATGGCAGCGGCAACTTTGAACTCGAACATGACTCTGGAGCAAATGGGCGAGTCCCTGAAGTATGTATCTGCGGCGGCAAGAGGTGCAGGTATTCCTATAGAACAGGTGTCTGTTGCATTAGGTACTCTTGGAAGTGCAGGCATCAAAGGTAGTCAAGCGGGTACTAGCTTGCGGATGTCAATAATTAAACTTACGGAGGTAACCGACAAAGGAAAAGACATCCTAACGGCATACGGTCTGACCTATGACGACATCAATCCAAAAGTCCATGGTCTTGAAGGCGCACTCATGGCGTTGAAAAACGCAGGTGTCCAGAGTCAAGATATCTTTGCCATGTTTGGTGCCAGAGCCGGTCAAAGTATGAACGCCCTCATCCAAAATATGGATGACTTTGATCGAATTCAAAAAGCAGTAATGGACAACTTTGGAAGTGCGGCAGACATGCAAGCACAAAAGTTGGCAACTCTTGGAGGAGAGTTCAAACTGTTCGTGTCCGCAGTTCAAGGTCTGTCATTGAGCGTGTTTGAATCTGTAGCCGACGATCTTTCAAATATGGTCAAGTTCTTCAGAGAACTTGCTCAGTCCGCTGAAGCGTGGACGCAACGGAATCAAGGACTGACAGCCAGCATCTTCAAGATGGTGGGTGGGGTAGGTGCGTTCCTGGTAATCGCTGGTGGACTGGCGATGACGATGGGAATGGTGTCTTCGATCTTCGGAACTTTAGGGGGAGGCATTGCAAAGATTGCCGTTGTCCTGAAGCCGGTAGGCGTAGCCATAGCTACATTTGTAGCGGGGCTGACCGCTGTCAAGGCTTTGATCGCTGCACTTGTTGCAGTAGTCGCAGGCGTACTGATTGCCACTCTGATATCTGCCCGAACGATGTTCGACAATGTAGCTCGTGCAATCGGGACATTATATGACGCAACTATTGGAAAATTCGTCGAAGGGTTTATCGAAGGGTTCAGTAGGCTAGGGCAAGAGCTTGGCCCGATCATGACCGCAAGCGGACAAGCGTTTGAACAAATAGGACAGGCTATTGAATACGTTGCGGGCGTTGTGTCGAGCATGCTTGGAGACTCGTTCAAGAATCTAGGCAAGACCATTGCTAACATTGGCCTCGACATTCTTGTCGGCACTTTTGAATTAGTTCGACAAGGGGCGACCGCAGTTGCCGAAATGATTACGAGCGTAGTAGACACCTTCATCTATTACGGTAAAAAGCTGGGACTTGTTAGCGAAGACACGGAAACTTTTGCAGAACAGCAGAAACGACTAAAGACCGAGTTTGAAACTATTAGACCGTTATTGATGGAGCAAGTTAGCAATTTTGAAGACAATCAAAAAGCAATTAAAGAAGCAGGAGTCGAGCTTGGTACTTTAGTTGACACGTTAGGTGACGCCAGTGAAGCCTCTTCGTTTCAACTTCAAGCCGCTGCAAATTTAAGAGATAAATACGGTGATCTGGGTCAGGCTATACAGAAGAACATCGGGATTATTCAAGATGAAATTAAAGGTCGCGAGCAACTTTTGCAGAGTGAAACTTTATCAGCAAGCAAACGGCAAGAGGTAGAGGCTCAACTCAAAAAACTTCGGGCGCAGCTGTCAAACATGCAGCAAACACAGCAGCAGTACAACGAAGCTTTGAAGAACGAAAACAATCAGCTAGACTCAACCAAAGCATCGCTTGAACAACTTACAAATAAAAGAAAAGAAGAGCAGAAAGCACTTGAAGATTTAAAAGCGGCACACTCCTCTCACGCCGACAATGTGAAAAAGCTGCATGAGCTTGAAAAAGAAATGGCGGGTGACCCAACCCTTGAGAACAAATATGACGAGCGAATCCGACTAATTGAAGAGGAGAGTGATGCTCGTAATGAACTTTTACAAGGTATGCGAGAGCAGTTTGTTCTAGAACTAGAGCATGCTAAAACAAGAAAAGACTTGTCTCAAAAAGAGCTTGATAATCTTCAAAAGCTTATTGATAAAACAGATGCCGCTATTCAAAAAAATAACGAGTTTACGCAGTCGAAAATTGATGACGCAAACGCAGCCCGAAAAGAAGATCAAAAAGCATTTGAAACTCAGCAGAAGATTGACGCAGCGAACCGACGAGGCGACACTGTCGAAGCCGCTAAACTCCAAGCACAGGCCGAGTTTGACGAGAAGAAAAAGAAGATCGATGAGTTGTACGATCTTGAGGATGCCGAGCAAGCAGCTGCCCATGCCACGGCGATGCAGAATCTTCGAGAAGAGCGGGACGCTAAAATTGACGCAGCGAAGCAAGCCGGTAACGAAGCTAATGTGCAGGATCAGGCTCAACAGCAAGACAACCGAGCAGACAAAGCCCGCGAGCAGATTAAACACGAACAGGCAATCTTCGGAGAAAAAGCCAAGCAAGCTCGAACGGTCGGAACCCTGCTCCAACTTGAGCAGGCACGGATGGCAATCGAGGACAAGCGATTCCAACGACTGAAGGAAGCTCAAGATAAGGCAGTGCGGGCCGAGAACAGCATTGCTGCAATCCGCGAAAAGCTAGAGAACGAAACCGATCCAGAAGAAAGACAGCGTCTACAGAAACTGTTGAACGAGCGAGAGTCCGACCTTGCTTTCGAGAGAGGGCGGGCCGACAGACTTGCAGCGGATGCGGGTGTTGAGATTCACCAAGAGAAGCTGGATCAGCTAGAGTCACAAAAAGCAAAGATCCAACAAACTCTCGACGACATCCTCGCACTGAAAGCAGGACTTCAAACCAGACTCGACGAGTTTGTCATGGTGTTCGGAGATGCGGGTGGTCGTATGGCAACCGCTATTTATGACGGAGGGGGAGGAGAGAGTGGCTTTGCCGCTAAGTTTGTCGGAAGCAAAGAGCAGATCAACGCAGCCCTGAACGCATGGACTCCGAGTGTGCAGACGTGGGCAGACGGATTCGCAATGATTTTTGAAAACTTAGCCACTGCCATAGAGCAAGATCTTCAGAGAATAGTGTCTGCGGTGAATCAAGCAAATGCTGCAACTAGTTCATCGGGATCAGGTGGAGGTGGTAATACATTTATATCTAACAACTTCGGAGGAGGTGCCGGAGCAGGTGGGGGAGGACCGGCCCGACCATAGGCCAATTTGATATGTCTACAATACATGAACAAAGAGCGTTGCTGAAGGATGCGGGGGGATCGAGTACCTTGATCACCTGCCCGCCTCAGTTGTCATACAACCCTTATGTCCCTGGGAAACGGATGACTGTGACCCCTACAGCAAACGCTGTGTTCGTACAGTCTTCCAACCCGCAATACATTGCAGGCGACGATGTGATTCAGTTCACTATCGAAGCGGCATTCCCTTCCGAGTATCAGAGTTTTAGTGATCGGTTCTTTACAACCACCCCAGTTTTGTATAGGTTTGTGGGGTATTGGAACGATGACTACAGTGTCTATTTTACGAGCTTATCTCCCCCAACTGTGAGAGGCAGGTCGTTTGATTTCCAAGGTACTTTTCGGATCATGAAAGTGAATTCGTTACCTTCGGGACTGACTTGTTAAACTATGAGTGTGCCAAGTGGACTAGGTGGTTCGTTTGTTAGTCAGGTGCTGTATACATACATGCAGTTCCCAGTTCTTGAGTGGCGAAAAGACACCCTCTTCACGAACTACGACTTTCATCTTGGGGACTTTAATGTTTACGAACCAACAGGCAGTTCAGGTGACGGACAGAAGTGCGGCAAAGAGGAGCCTTCTGGCGGTGGGGGAGAAGGAGGAGGCGGTGGGGGAGAAGGCAGAGGACCGACAAAATGCCCTCCTTGTGGTCAACCAGTTCATCACGGTCAAGGCAGTGTTCAACTGAATTGGAACGCAGTACCAGATGTAAAGAGATACATTGTTCAGTGGTCTCGTTCTCCGAACTGCCGTGGACGAGGAACCCGTGCTACTTCAGTCGGCCCAGGCCAAACTACCTACGCATTGCGGATTGGCGTTGACGTTGTTCCTGGTGAACAGATTTGTTATCGAGTCACGGCTATTGGTAACAATGGACAAACCTCCAGCGGAGATTGCAAATGTCTGGGCGTGTGTCCTGTTCAAGTTGACAACATGGAGCAGATGGGCGACTTGTGGGTAAAATGTTGCGAAGATGCAGGTGTTGAAATAGAGATCGAGGGGCCAGACACCATCGACTGCTGCTGCAACCCCGAGACGTATCAGGCTAAGATTACTATGAAGGGAGGCGGGGGTGGCGGTGGTGACGGACAAAGCAAGTACGAACTAGTAGCGGAGGGTACATCATGGAAACTGACTTCGAATGAAGGTAAAGCTAAACTTGAAGGGGAAAATACGGGAGAGTCTTGTAGCGTTGTTGGGATTGGTAGAGCGGGCCAGCCGAGACCGAATCGTCCTGGGGAATCAACGGGATACGAGCCAGAAGGGGGAGGAGAACCTAAAAAGTTCGATCTTGAAGTTTCGGTTGCAGTAAAAAACACCACGACAAATGAAGAGTTTCAGTGTGGCAACCTGAAAGAGATTACGCTCGACTGCAAATCTTCCAACATCGAGAAGAAGCCTTGGCTGGGTCAGAACTCTCAGCTGCATCAACTTCGTCAGCTACATCCAAGCTGCCTAACTATTTGGAAGTCTTTGTGCGCCCAGTTGATGCGGGGCAACATACAGCTAGAAAATCCTGTGACTGGTGAACCACTATTTGAAGACATGGGTCCAGGCGGCAAATCTTTCGGATTTACTAGCCCCCTGAACAGGTTTGGATCTGCTCCTAGTATTTACACTGGGTATCGATATGATCCGTGGGCAGGTACTAACTTCTATGGTTACTCTGGATATGGGTACTTTAGTAATTACTGGGCTAACTACCAAGTGACTAAGTTTGGCGGTGCGTTTATGTTGGACTTCCAGCACGACCCAGTCGCTCAAGCCGTCGACGGATCTTCTCGACCTTCATCTCCAGCAGCATCTGGAGAGGGTCCGGCAAATATCCGAACTTTAGGAATTGCTGGTGAATTTTTAGGTCCGTACACAGTTCAGAGACTTAGCGGTATGCGGTCCGCAATTGTAATGAAGCCAACAGAGACTCAGTGGGAATCTCAATACGGAGTCACTTGGGGTCCACCAGTCCGAGCATTAAAGTCATTTTTAACAAATGACTTATATCTTGACCAAGTAAGCACCGCTGGAGGCTGGGAGACCGGAGTCAATCAAACACTGGATGGTAGTTATTTCAGTTACTCGTTGAACCTTGGTGATGTCGGAATGAACGCAGGTGCATTGACAATCAAGCAGCCAGGGCGATACTGGGTCACCGCAAACATTGAAGCCGAAGGACAACACACCATTGGCAATTTTACCGGAGGGTTTTCTGGCATAGATTGCAAGATTGGGTTTGAGGCTCACATCACAAAGAATGGAATCGCACAGCTGGAGTCGCAAGTCTTGACAAAAGCATTCACAGGTACAACAAGAGAGACTCAAAGAATTACTTCGTCCAAGAAGATACTTATGCATTTGGAAAGAGGAGATGTGTTGGGACTTGTTGTAAGAAAACGGACAGGATCGTATACGATTTCAGGTTCGGGTGGCTCTTTCAATGATCAATGGATGAGTCCAACGATTAAAGGAACGAACACTTTTATAACCTTGGAACCGATTTCAAGTGTTAATTATTAGGAAACGGATATGTACGGATATGATGATCTCACTCCCCCACAATGCGATTGGTCACAATACGAAATAGACATCAGTCATTTCTGTGAGAAACGTGCAGACGTATGCACTGCCATCGCTGTCATCGGGGCCGACAGGCTAACCTACTACAAGAGAACTTTGAGATCTCTTGCAAAAAATAAGCTGGCCCATCAGCTACCTGTCTATGCTTTTTTGGATTGGCCCCCTTATTCCGCAACGCCGGAAGAAGATCAGAAGGCGATGGTTGCCGAGACCCTGACGCACTTTCCAAATGCTCATGTAATTTGTCGAGATGTAAACTTTGGATGTGGTCGGAACATAATCGATGCACGGCGGCAGTTGTTCGATCACCTGGAGTATAAACAAGTATTTATCATCGAAGACGACATGTTGCTCAGTGACAACTACCTGCAACTGTGTATGAACATGATGGAGTGGGCCGAGTCTAAATGGTCGAACATCGGGGTTGTCCAAGGTTGGAACAAATGCTTCCTGACCGAGGCTCAAAAGAAAGAAAGGCTGTCTGAAGTTCTGCCTACTATGACGAACTGGTGGGGCTACCTGATGCACAGATCGTGTTGGACATCCATGCGAGAAGGCTTGTACAGGTACGAACGGAAGTGGTTGGGATGGGAATACAATGCTCGACCTCATCAGCCGATTGCCGACTGGTTAAAAAAAGAACTTTTTGATTTCCCTTTGAGATTGAATGCACTTGCCCCAGGTCAGACATGGGAAGAGGCACAGCAGAAGTTTTGGAATGCGCCCGCGACCGGACAGGACGCAGCGACTATGTTGGGCATGCACAACGGGGGATGGTTGCGATTGGCTCCGGTGGTGAACCGAGGGCAGTACATCGGACGAATGGGAATACACATGAACCCAAGTTGGTTCATCAATGATAGATTTGACGAGATCCTACTTCATCAGTTTGAAGAGGATCAATCTTTGACTTCGTTCTCTACGGATCACTTGCCTCCTCCCGAGGAGGAAGACGAAGAGTTTGAAGGAATGCGATCTATAAAAGCATAGGAGACTGTCATGGGGATAGATTGGAAAAATCCTAAAGCAGTCATGAAGGCGACCATGAGTTTCGCCTCCGCACTGCTGACAGGAGAAGATGTGTCGAAGGATCGACTGGCTAAACGACTAGAGATATGCGCAGCGTGTGACCTTGTCGAGATGGACGGCGATCAAATGGTCTGCGGGATATGTGGGTGTAAGATAAAAGAAAAAGGTCTCCAAAACCTAGCAAGGTACGAGGAGACAGCAGGGTACGGATGTAAGCACCCTGACGGAAGTAAATGGAAAGCAAACGGAGTGTGACATGTACAAGATTGTTATCGTGGGGGAAAGCCCGAACAACCCTTCTGGGTTTGGGCAGCAGGTACGGATGCTTGCAGAGGGATTCCAGAAACGAGGACATGAGGTCAACTGCATATCAGTCAACCACCCACTGAACAACTTGCAGCATGAGATAGCCGAGTGGCGAGTGCCGGACATTATGGATGTCGATGTCGTGGACCGGACTCTTCATCAACTCCAGCCGGACATCGTGATCAACTTCTGGCATACAGCTGGGGTACAGCGGGCCGCTGCATCGCAGTGGTCGCCTGCAAATGCCCAGTCCTATTACTGGCTACCGTGGGAGGGCAGTAGCATCCCCAACGATCTAAAAGAATGTTTTTCAAAAGTTGAAACTAACAGGATAGTTCACCTGTCCGAGTACGCGAATGATCTATGGCGTAATTACACAGACACTACTGTGGTCATACCTCACGGAGTGGATCCCGACATCTTTAATCGTGAACCTATCGAGCGGGCCGCTATCAGGAAAAAGTGGTCCGAGAAGTTTTCAGGAGTTATCTACGAGGAAGACATTGTCATCCTGAGCGTCGATAGAAATATCTGGCACAAGCGGTGGGATGCCACTATCGATTTAGTTCGCAGGGTGCAGGAGAAGACTACAAAGAGAGTCAAGCTACTGGCTCACTGTCGAAAGAAGGAAGATGCTCCTGCTCCGATCAATGGCTACAACATACCCGAGCTAGAGGTGGTGTACGGACTAAAGCCAGGGACTATCGTGTTCACAGATTTTGATTGGATTAATCCGCTGACCCGAGAAGAGTTGTGTGAGTTGTACAAAGGATGTGATATCCGTGTCTCTTGTTCCCAGGGCGAAGGGTTTGGCATCCCGACTGTCGAGGCTGCATTCAGTGGGTGTCTCCAGGTCGTCAATGATACGACCACGATGCCGGAGTTGTTTCCCGAAGACAGTCCGTGCAGGGTGACTCCCGCGATGACCGAGGCACCTCGACATGTGCTGTACCACGTTCCCGATGTTAAAGAGATGGCGAACCGAGTCTGTCATTTTCTGTTCACTCTGACAGACGAACAGCGGGACGGCATTCGAGACATAAACGAGGAGCATGCCCGAGGGAGGTACTCGTCATCGCTGATCATCGACAAATGGTGTGACCTGTTCGGTCGGAATCGGATCCTGTCGTACAAAGATAGATGGTATAAGTACTGGCGTGGGTACAATCACCAACTCTGGATCGACTACCAAAGTCATCACTTGATCACGATGCTGAAGGAACTCGTCGACGACAAGAGTCAGCCTCTCGTCTTCGAGGTGGGATCACAAGACGGTAGATTCGTGAATGATTGTCAGGTGAGGGGTATCAATATCAAGGGGCTAGAGCCAGACCTCGAAGCTCACGCTCGAAGTCATGAGCAGGCTAGGCAACTGATCCTTCAGCAGTCCGTGGACAAATCATGGCCGAAAGCGGACATCATCGTGGTAAATGATACATTCACGTACTGGGACTGGGAAGATGTGGTGATGGCGGCAACCAAGATCCAGAATCATGAGTGGCTTGTGATCCGAAATAAGACTGTGTATCGGAGAGAAAGTCAGTATAATGAGCCTGGAAATATAGAGACCCTCTTGAAGGATCTAGGGGGAGTTCGACGGCACGACCTTGAGTACATTGCCAAGGAGAAACTTGTTTCCAAAGACATGTCCCATGAGATATGGAACTTTGGAGAGAATGCCGAGACCACACTACCGGAAGGATTCCAATAATGTCGGACGGGTTGTTTGCTAGTAGCTTACACAACAACATCATCAGTTGGGAGGTGTCTGCCTCCATTGATGGTGATTACTCCGCAAGCTTTTCTTTGTCGAATGAAGAGGGGCAGTATGATGCCTCTATAATCCCTGCGATTTACAGCAGCGACAACCATCTGCTGCAACGAGCTTGTGCGATCAATTGGTCTCCGGTCGAAGCTTTTCTGGATGTCAAACTTGTTGATGTCAGCAACGCTGGGGGTATCACTTCGTTAGTTAGTACGGATCTACAAACTGCAAGCACCAACGCTCCTCCGTCTTTAATCCCCGACACTAAACTTCAGGCGGGTGGGGCGCGGCGGCACGTCTTTGGTTTGGTAGAATCTCACGGGCGGGCCGAGAACGATAGAAGTAACGAGCTATCACTAGACATCGTGTCTTTCACGTCTCGTCTAAGAAAAAAAGATCTCACGGATTTTGTTACCACTGGGTCTACAGTAAAAGTTGCCATCGAGCAAGTTCTCGACGACATCGCTACGTTGCACACTTCTTTGTGGGACACTTCGACATGTCCTACTGAAGACTTTGTAGGATTTATTGACGGCGACAATATCATTGAGTGTGTGCGAAAGCTGGCACAAGTCGCAGGTGCAGACGTATTCACAAATGAATTTGGGATCTTGGTGGTAGAACCTTGGAAGGATCACACCAGTTCCGTTGACTATGTCATCCCCGATGCGTTCATTCGCACAGTTAGCAAAGAGATTCCTATTGGTGACGCTCCTTCTGTTGTAACTGTGTCCGGCAAAGATAAAGAAGAAGTCGATCAGCCGGATGAGAGTACAGATGCCACGGATGAAAGTGTAAACTCCGATTCAGAGCAAGAACAAAATTGCGGAGGTAGCGGAGACGACTCTAACACAGACCAAGGTGACGCAAACGATTCCGGCACCTCAGAGGTAACCCTAAAGGGGAACGCTGCTGCGGAACAGTTTGAGATCAGCGACCGAGACAGCTTACTCTCTTACATGAATACGGTACACAATGGTCCGTTTCTGGACGAGGCTGTTGGCGTTCCGGTCATGCACACCAATCCCTTTGAGGCGGTAGGTCGAGGGAGTGCAGGAGGTGGTGATAAAAAAATGATCATCGCTGTCCGAGACATACCTCAAAAAACTATCGCACTCGCGGACAGAAAAGTCATTGAATATGAAAATCTTTTGTATGCATATCAGTATGGTTGCACAGCAAACTGCGGCACGGTAGGGAATTCTCAAGGTGCTGCGGCAGGGGATTCGGGCGCATTTCTCAGAGTTTGGGATCACTGCATGTTGGAACTCCTGAACCAGAATGATCCCAGCAAGTTCGTGGCGTCTGATAATGCAGCTGAAGAAGAAGATCACCCAGGGCATGGGAGTGTCATCGAATGCAATGATGACAATTTGCCGTATCCTTCCGGCGGGAACAGGCTTGTTCTGGATAATGTTGCAAACACTGCTCACTTGCCGGACGGTCATAAGTACAAGGGTCGAGATGATATTCATCCTGGCATGGCGATCCAGCCGTACAACCAACCATGGAGGCTCAACGGCACCATAGTAGTAAAAGCCAACGAGATGCTGGAAGGATTCGGCGGCAACAATCGGTATCAAAATGGAATGAAGAACTGCGTACAGTTGCACTACTTACCATTCGATCCTGCGACTGGATCGGGAGGAACAGAGTTCCTCAATCATTACGCAAATGTAAACAACCAGACCACTGGATGCTTTGTGGATGTAATCGGACAGCAAGTGGACGTGTACTATACGGGATGGTGTCAAGTCATTGAGGTCGTGGACGCTATCAATGCCCATGGGAAAGCTCAGAAGCTGGTCATAGTTGAGCATGGTAGAGAATACGACAGTAGTGAATGGATGTGTAACGAAGCTCATGGAGGGCAAGCTTCAGACTACCCCAGCGTGGAGAACGCCGACTATATATCAGACGGATCGGGGTTTTTGCCCACACGCCAAGGCGGTTTGCAGTTTGACCCTGTGCGTGTCAAAGCGATGTGTCGGGAAGGTAACGATCCGCGAGTTGCAAGAGGTGACGGGATGACGGGAGACGGAGCAGGGTTCCCGAATAATTACTTCAGTGCGACTGCTTTTTCTTCTCCAATTTACTTTTGCGACGACCCTGAAGAGGTTACGGAAGACCAGATCCGCAAGATCACCTTTGACATAAAAGCACCAGGAGGGTTTGATCCTAGTCGAATACGGATGGAAGAAACCGCTCCTCGTCAAAAAGTAATCACAGGGCGAGATGCTTGGACGATTCGGAACATGAGCGAGATCTTGTCCAAGCAGAATGAACTGGCCGAGCAGCTGAAAGCTCTTGAAGATAAAGTCGAGGAAGAGAAAGAAGCGGCAGAAGCAGAAAAGTCAGGAGGCGGCAAAGGCGGCGGGGGCAAAGGCGGTGGTGGTACAGGTCAATCTGCGGTGCCACAGGTGACTGCGGAGGAAGCACTCCAGAAGACCCGTCAAGCTTTACGAGAGTCCGGTGGCATCATTCAACCAGGAAGCGGCAGCGGGCAACGAGGAGGTCATGAAAAAGATGTGGGTCTACAAACACAAGAGCATCCTACCAAGATCCAAGGAACAGCCCATGACAGTTTCCTTCGGGACCAGTTTGGGTATGTAGGTCAGGAGTTCACAAACGAGTTCATTGCACACCGTTACCAAGCTACGAAGATCGCGGCCCGAGTATTACAAGAAGCCAAAATGAACAGGCGTCGATACTCTATTGATATGATGTACTCGCCCAAGGTCGGACTGAACAGAGTTGTAAAGTTCAACACCCCCTACAGTGCTGAAGAAGTGACGGGCCGTGTTGTTTCCATATCAATTGCCTACGACAAGAGTCCAGCTGCAACGATGTCCATTACCGTTGAATCGTTTGAAGATCTAGGTAAAACATCGGCCTCGTCTAACATTCTTGGCAACCCTGCACTTCGTCAGCTAGATGGCAAGAACTGGAAGAGCGAAGCTACCGATGCCGCACAAGCAAGAGTTCTGTCCGCTACAGATCTCACGTTCTTAGAAGATGGAATCAATTCAACATCCACGGATTTCCTGGCCGCTGGGTTTATACCAAAACAGTGGGTGGCTATTGAAGGATCGACTAGTCGGTACAACAATAGTGACAAGTGTATTCGCAGTGTGACAGCTAACAACATTACTTGGAGGCTGAATGATACGGGAGAGCTTACTGCGGCAAATGATCACGACACCACTGACGCTATCGACGGGATCAACATATACAATGTCAACATTCCGTATCAAAAGAAACAAGAGGCTCGTATAGATGACGGATACATTACCCTACAAACTTTTGACTCTACTCATCGGGGTCACGTCTTAGACACTCTACAGGGAGAGGATGGTCAGGCCGACTACAGCTACAATCGTCCGCGAGGCGATTGTCCTGGGGGGACCGCAGAACTTTGGCAAGAAATAAAACTACAAGCTGGGTTTTATCGCTTGCTATTTAATGCGAGGGACGATATGATTTCCGGCGGCTTTGACAATCTAGAATTTCATGTCGATTCATCTACCGGAGGGTTGACCATCGGATTAGTAGATACATGGACGCACAATGATTTGCACAGTGATCCTCGCGCTCCGTCAACTATGAAACAGCGAAGTAACATAAGTTCGACATTTATAATTGCAGAGGCAAAAAAATATAAACTTAGATTTAAAACTTCGAGAACGGGCGGCATCTCTACGGGAGTCGGCAATCGAATTCAAATCTCTAACGTAAGGCTATTCACCGAAAATACGATATAACATATGGATAAATTCACCTCTGAGTTGTTTGCTCAACCTCTGCCACTGACTGCCGAGCAAATTTGTGTATACCTTTGCATGCGTAGTGACATTGTCCGAAACGAGACAGTGACCGCTCGTATGGCTAAAGCATCCGGTGCGTTGTGCAGCGGACTGGCGTGTGCAACAATTGCCGAACGTCTTAACATCCCCGAGCTAACTGTTGCCGCACATCTACGGAAGCTGTCCGATCTGAAGTGGATTAAATTAAGATCCGACACTTCGGGGGATACGTTACAACTGGGAACGAAAGACGGCATCGAGATAACTTGGTATTGTGATATACCCGAGCCTCCTCCTGTGAAAGAAAAACCAGAGGGTACGATAGATCAGATCCGTGCATTGGCTCAAGAGAAGTCCGAACAAAGCAAAGTAAAGCGTGTGAGGATCTCTTCAAAGGCTAAAAGGAAGCTAGTCGATGACACCATAGGCGGTCTTGTTTCGGACGAGAAATCTTCTACACTAATCATCGATCACATAATTAGTGAAACACAAAGATTACACAAGACTCGTCCTACCTTTGACGACCATGCGATTAAATTTGTATACGCTAACAGGATTGTAAAGTACTGCGGAGATCTGGACGCTGCTAAAGAAGTTGTCACCTGGACGTTTGAAAACTGGGACAGCCTCAAAAAACCTTTGAAGCTAGACATGGACTACCCACAGCTGCAACTGTTTGCTACACGATCCATTTGTGACCGACTAAGCAATTACATTGCCAAGGGGATTCCCACAGAAAAAGTTGACCGAAGCGGACTGGCTACCAGGGCCGACTCGCAAAGCATTGAGGAGGCACCCGATGAAGGTTGGGGAGATGCAAATAACTGAAGAACATCTGAGGCGTATTAGGATTCCGAAGTGCCACTGGCGGGCCGAGCTAAACAGGATCCCAGAGTCCTGCCGTCACAAGTCCACTATTGTCCGGTACTGCGATGACATCTTGAACAAGGTCTGGGAGCCGACAGGTCTCCTCCTGTTCGGGGAGTATAGCAGCGGCAAGTCTGCCATTGGATCCATCTGCCTGAAAGCGGCAGCGGCCCATGGGGTAATCGGGTACTGGATATCAGCCGGAGATCTTCCCAGGTATCAGATCGAGAAGGAGATGTTTGACGATGAGCTAACTTGCTACGAGCGAGCCAGGACATCCTCCCTGCTGGTCATCGACGAGTATTACATGCGGGCAGAGATGAAGTGGACAGAGGATGCCGTCGATGCTTTGGTCCGTGCCAGGATCGACGAGGAGAAGTGTACGATCATCACAACAAACCACACCCCCCAGGACATCGAGAGAAACCGGCCCGCGATGGGGGCAGCGTTGCACCAAGCAACCTATCCGATCAAAGTCCTGGGACACGACTTCCGAAAGGACATCGGGAAGGAGATGAACATCTGATGGATAGTGTAGGTCTGCGACTAATTAACACCTTGATCGAAGCCCAGGACATGGGGATCCTGGCCGACTACCACCTGACCAGGGACGACCTGTTCGAGGAGGCAGGCAAAGCCTTCGAGTGGATCAAGCAATACATCAAGGACACTGGCGACTGGCCTTCTAGGAAGTCGGTCGAGGAGAACTGCATGGTGGATCTGCCCGACGAGGTAGACAATCCCAAGTACATCTGTGACGTAGTCCGCAAGCGGTCGATGGGAAAGATGATGCAGTCCCAGCTAAGGCGGGCCGCAGAGAAGTTAGAAGATCGAGATCCTGACGAAGCCCTGAAGATCGTGTCGGAAGCCACGATGCAGATTAAGCGAAAGCAAGTCCGCAGAAGTTCGGTGGTTAGTTATCGAGAAGATGGTGAACGTCGAATCGACACATACGACTCTTTGAAATCCTTTGGAGGATATCGAGGCGTACCGACTCCGTGGGAAGGATTAGACAACTGCATCCAGGGGTGGGTAAATGGTACGTTCAATGTAGTCACTGCGATGCAGAACACAGGCAAGACTTGGTGGTTAGCTAAGTGTGCGAACAACGCACTAAGTCTGGGGAAGCGTGTCGGGTTTATAACTTTGGAGATGTCGGCAGACCGTATCGCCAGACGACTCGATGCTGTACAATATCAGATACCGTTTCGCAGACTTAGAGATGGAGATCTAGATGTTGCAGCCGAAGCAGATTGGAAGTCGAAAGTTAGACGAGATACTAAAGGATCTGGAGACATCTTACTTGCCGACAAGATGCTCATTAAGTCGGTGGATGACGCAACAAACTTTGTACTCGAACACCGGCCCGACATCCTCTTCATCGATGGCGGCTACCGATTTGAAGTTGTCGGACGCAAAGGTTCGTGGGAACAACAAGTCGAGATCGTTCGCCACTTACAGATTTCAGCGGAAGCAACCGACATTCCGTGGATCGTCTCGACCCAACAAGGGGATGCCAATGAGACTGGCAGAGAAAAAAAGCGAGGTCCGCACATGCGCGCTTGGGGTGTCCGTTACGGAAAAGAATGGGTCATTGACCCAGACGTGGTTCTCGGACTCTACGCGAATGAGGATCTCAGGCTTATTAACCAAATGGAAATTCACGTCCTCAAAATGAGAGACAATGCTGGTGATCATGCCGGTGAGTTGAAGATCAACTGGAACACGACAGAGATGGATTTTTCCGAAGTGCCGATGTCTGCACCTTCTACCTCAAGCCCTGCGTCCAGTCCGGCTGTCTCGTTTTAGCCTATAAAACAAGGGTAAAAAAAACTTTTTAATTTTCTCTAAATCCCACTTGACAATGTAACCGATAAAGGTACAATAAGAGACATACAAGTTACTAACAAACTTTGAAACAAGGAAACAAACCAATGCTTCACCTCAACCCCGCAGAACAAGAAGAAGCAAACTTTCAAGTCGCCACCGATGCCGATTGGGATCGGGAGGAAGCCCGCGAGCTAGGTCAGTTGCATCCAGAGAAACCTTGGATCTTAACGGATCGAGATGCTTGGCATAAAAATCCAAATTACACTGGGCCTGCCGTGCCTCATCCCGAAGACGAGTGCTGGGAGCGTGAGGGTGAAGCACCAAGTTGCGATTGCCCCGAGACCCCTGCGTGTCATCAAGAACTTTGCGACGAGTGCCGCGCGGCATTCGAGCAAGATATGCTGAACCGAGAGCGAGTTGAAAATCCTGTCGATCCTCCCTTTTAAGGGAGGCGGCGGGAAAAAAACTTTTGAGATTTTACTTGACAACATTTCCGATAACGGTATAATAAGAAAAGACAACAACGAACATTTGAACAAGGAACCAAAGCTATGATCAACAACATCTCACTCATCAACGATGGTCGCGTCCGAACGGAACTGATGACGGACATGGGAGGCGTTGCAGTCTTTTCCGATAGTCCCACGGAAGACCAACTCCGCATCGGAGTTCTCTTCCGAGTTGCGATGCCCTTCCTCCAGTTGGCAACGAGGGGGAAGATCGTCATGGACGATGTCGTTCTTCTTGACGACGAAGGAACGGAAGACATCCATGTGGATGTCAAGTTCACGGATGCGAAGGGGAACATCGAGTGGCTCTGCTTTGTAGTGGATCGTAATACTTCCGACATTGAGCGTTGGGATTTTCAAGGAGGTCCGTTCTCCTGGGGAAGCATTGATCCGAGAATGGACAATGATCGTTTTGACACCAAGGTAATGGAGGCATGGGGGGAATGAGTGATAAGCAATTACTATTGTTCGCAACTAAGAAGGGGGCCGCTCTCCAGGTGGAGATGCCCCAGAGATTTGACGAATGGCGAGAGTGCAGCAAGGGTGTGTGTCGGGCCGACATGCAGCACGGCGAGAACAGCAAAGAGTTCAAGCTAGCCAAACAGCGGTGCGACAAACTATTCAAAGAAGTTCTGGAGGAACTTCGTCAGAACATCATCAATGCCCAGTTCGAGACGGAGATCGTCGAGGGCGGCTATTACAACAAGGAATCAATCTATGCTGAAGATTAAGAAAGGCAGGCGGGGGTACTACGTTGGACCCTTCGAGAAGATGGACTGCCGGTTCCGCTGGGTCGGTCCGTACAGTACAAAGGCAGATGCAGGTGAGGACATGCGTGGACTCGCTAGGTTCTTAAAACTCAAGCTGACGAAGAAATGACATTCAACGATCTGATGATCGTCTTGGACAAGATGGGTGTGGACACCAGCGGGATCTCAGCCAGCAGGCCAAACCAGATCCTGATCCCATGCATCCTGGCCGGACATACACACAAGTCGGGGTCGGACAGCCACCCTAGTCTCTCGATCCGCTACGGAGATCCAGGGAAGTGGACGGTGTTCAAGTGCTTTGCCTGCAAGAACCAGGGCAGGCTGTGGCAACTTGTGGACATGCTGGGACACTTCGAGGACAACGAAGAGATCAAGCAGCTAGCTAACAAGCTGGCGGTAGACGACAAGCCCACCCTGACTAGCCAGATCGATAGCATCCACGGGATGGACGACTGGTTTTATGAAAGCAAGGGAGGCATGCTCACAGTCCTGAACGAGGAGATCCTTGATCGATGGACTCCGGCCTGGGGATCGGACCGAGCAAGGGAATACCTTCAACTTCGCAAGGTGTCCGAGGAGGTCTGTGCGGAGTTCGACCTTCGATACGATGGTCGGTCCGACAGAGTGCTGTGTCCAGTCCGGCAGAAGAGCGGGAGCCTAGTCGGTGCGGTCGGTAGATTGCTGAAGCAGGGCGAACCGAGGTACTGGAATTATCTGGGATTCCCTGCGGGCAACACCCTGGGAGGTGTTCACAAGGTCCGGCCCGAGGACTCGACCGTGGTGGTCGTCGAAGGATTCTTCGACATGCTGCGGGCATGGCCGACGATGCAGCAGCTAGGTGCTAGCGTGGTGTGTACATGGCGGGCCGAGATGACAAAGATTCAAGCGGGGATCCTGGCGGGTCTGGACAAAAATATACAGTGCTGGTACGATCAAGATTCAGCTGGTGAAGCGGGCTACAAAATGGCCCAGCAGCAACTAGCAAATACCTATGGATTGCGACGAGCAACCTGGGGAGACCGTGATCTTGATGTGGGCGAAATGCCTGAAGATGAGATCGTTTCCATTTTTAAATCTCTAAAGGGAGATCTGTTATGAGTAAGCCTTGGGAATCTGGGGGCGGGCTAAACACCGGCCTGGGTTCAGACAACAAAAGTTCAAGAGGGTCGTCGAACCTTCGCTATTGGATGCCGAAGGGGGAAGAAAGAAAAATCATCTTTCTGACCGAAGGCAACAAAGCCCCCATCGTCTGGGAGCATCAAGTTCGATTGAGCGGAGACTGGAGGAACTGGTTTCCATCCTTGGAGTGGCTGGGCATCTCGCCCGATCCGCTGAAGGAGTTCAGCGAAGAGACCAACCAGTTCAAGCGTTACACGGGTTATGCGTTCACGATCATCGACACGCATGAGTTCACGGATCGTCAAGGTAACAAGCGAAGCAATCTAAAAAAGATCATGATTGCCAAGCGTGACACTGCCGAGATCCTCAAGCGTTTGTATCAGAAGCGTCTCGATAATGACGAGGGACTTCGTGGTGCAATGTTCAACGTCTATCGAACCAACTCCGACAAGAGTGCAGCAGTCGGTGAACAGTTTGAGTTCGAGAAGATGGTCGATCTTTCCGCATTCGAGGACACAGAGGAATTCGATTGGAGCGAAGTCTTTGCTCCGAATGCCGAGAGGCAGGCCGAGGTAGTTGCCCAACTCCGAAGGGAAATGGGTATGTCATCGGGAGACAAGACTCCCGAAGGCACAACTTCCAAAGTCGAATACTAGAACCTCCTTGTTGAAGGGTGGGTCGGTCGGTGTTTTGGAATGGCCGCCGGACCGGCCCACCTTATTTTCTCGAAAGTCACGGATGCAAAACTTTGTAGATGCGGCCCGCGCCGAAGGTATGTTCGCCTGGGATATTGAACACAATCCCGACATCGGCCCGCATGCTGAAAACTTTGAACTCTATGGGATCTCTTTCGCAGCGGGTGACATCTCGTTCTACGAAAGGGACATCGACAAGGCGTTTGGATATCTGGATGTTTTGTTTCCCGAAGACATCGAAGCCATCGCCTGGAATGGCAAGTACGACATCAAGTGCATCCACGCAGCGGGGTTCAAAAAATACCCGAAGCGATTTGTTGATCCGATGGTCGGACGCAATCTTCTTGACGACAACCTCAGTCCGCATGAGCTAGGACTCAAGCCGTCAACTCTTGAAGTGTTCGGTCATAAGATGGCTAGCTTCCAAGACTCTATCTCAGCCGGACCGGACAGTGAGCAGTTCGCAACCTACGCCATTGAAGATGCCGTCTGGGAATTGCGGCACTGGAAAAAGATGAAGCCGGACCTGGAGGAGCAAGGACTGATCAAACTCTTCGAGAAGATCCTGATGCCTGCGGCACTGGTCTTCTCCGACATGGAGCGGGCAGGGATCGGGTGGGATCTAGAAGGTGCCAGAAGATTGCTTCGAGGGTTCCAGGTACTCAGACGCAAAACGGAAAAAGAGATCTATGCAGACATTGGAGAACTCAATATCGATTCGGGGGATCAAGTAGCAACTCGATTGTTCAACGAGCTAGGGTACTCCACCAAGGGGATCGAGATGACCAAGAGCGGGAAGCGGTGGTCGGTCGATACAGCAGCGATGAACACCCTGGCAGCTAGGTATCCAGTGTGTGAAAAGATCCGAACCTATCGAACAGCCACCAAGATGATCAACACCTACATCGAACCGCTGACCAGGATGCACCTCGCAGATCCGCATGGCCGAGTACATCCCACCTACTGGTTGGTATCTGCTACGGGCCGCACTCGATGCGAGAAGCCTAACTTCCAAAACATACCGAAGTGGTTGACAAAACAAAAGCAGTTCAAGCATCTGTCTCTTCGCGGCAACGTGATCGCACAGAACAACCGGAAGCTGATCATTGCCGACTTCTCACAGATCGAGTTGAGGCTAGTGGCTCACATCGCAGAAGACGAGAAGTTCCTTCATGCGTACAACTCCTGGCACTGCAAGACCTGCGGGGAGTCTGGAAGCCACAGCACCATTCTGCACAACTGTCCGAAGTGTGGAGTGTTCGAGGACGAGCAAAACGGATTCTGGCATGGGGAAGACATTCATCAGCAGACCACGGATCTTGTTCCGGCCCTGAGAGGAGATCGTCAGAAGGGCAAGACTGCAAACTTTGCTTTGGTTTACTTTGCAACTGCATTCCGCTTGGCGTATGAATATCCCGAGTTCAGCAAAGACAAGTGGCAGCAGGTTATCGATCAGTACTTCGACAAACACACAGGCTACATCGGAGTGCATCAATGGCATCTTCGCATGCAAGATGTGTTGTGGCGAACCGCCGAGTGTCAAGACATTTTCGGTAGGCGTAGACGTATCCCGATGCATTCAGTTAAGAACCACACAAAGCATGCACTGAACCAACTGATTAATTTTGCCCCGCAATCTAGTGCATGCGGAATGATGTTGTTGTCGATGTCTAAACTTCGGCAAGAGTTTATCGACAAAGGATTGTGGATGACGCAAGTGTTCCCAACCAACATGGTACATGACGAAGTCGTTCTTGAAGTGGACCCTGATCTGGTGGATGAGGCTGTGGATATAACTAGGAAGCACATGGAGAACTGTGTACAATTGCGTGTTCCTGTTCGGGCCGACATTGATGTATCAACCAGATGGGTAGAAGAAGAGTGAAGATTGCACGACTCGACAGAATGTTGTGGCTACCGCTTCGATTGGTAGACGACAAAAAAATAAAAGACGAGACTACGCTAGTCACCAAAAGTGATTACGCAGGTCGCCCTAAAAAACTAATTTTGTGGGAAACTAAAACTCTGGACGAGGAGACTTGGATTGGAGTCCCTCGACGATGGGGCTTACAACAAAAGTGGTTGACCCAAGGTTTCCGAATTATTGACGAGACTATTTCCGACAGTCGAGGATGGCCCGAGATACAGATTGACAGATACTGGAAGGGTCAAGAAGAATCTATCAACTCGATTGTTCGTCACTACAGTGGCAGCAGCTACAGTGGAGCATTGTTGGAGGCACCGTGTGGGTCAGGGAAGACCCTCATGGGGTCGGCTATCGCTGCAAAGTTACACGCCCCTACGCTGGTGGTTGTTCACAAAGAAGACCTTGCGTGGCAGTGGCACAAAACTATCAAGATGTGTTTTAGAGGAGCAAAGCTGGGTCACGTTCAAGGAGACAAGTGGAACTTCGCAGAGCGGCACATGGTCACAGCTACCGCACAAACTTTGTACAGACGCATGGATCGGTTGCCTCCTAACTTTCTTGATTCCTTTGGAATGGTTATCTACGATGAAGGGCATCGATACCCTGCACAAACTTTCGAGCGTGTGTTGAGAATGTTTCCAAGTGCGTATCGCCTGGGCGTGTCTGCGACTTGGAGACGGAAGGACGGAATGGAGTGCATCTGGGATTGGCATGTTGGTCGGGTCGAATGGCGAACCGCAGCTACAAGGCTGACGGGATCATTTGCACAGATCCCTTGGAGTACTCGATTGTATGATTCGATGTTTAAGACCTACGGCAGGATCAACCACACCAGCTGGGTCAGTGCCATCTCTGAGAATGATGCATACAACGCATGGCTAGCCGAAGAGCTATCAAAGGGAGCCGAGGCGGGCAGGAAGTTGTTGCTAGTTAGTGACCGGATCGATCAACTTCGGAACTTACAGCAGCGGATCATACGCAAAGGGGGAGGGGTCACGGTTGGATTGTATGTGGGAGCTATCGACAACAAGCGACTAACTACTGAGGAACTTGACACTGCAAAAACTTGTGATATCATTCTTGCCTCGTATGGCATGATGGCTGAAGGCACCGACATTCCGAGCCTCGATACTTTGTTCCTGGGTACTCCGAGAGTAGATGTGGAGCAGGTGGTGGGTAGGATCCAAAGGCACAAGGATGGTAAGAAGAACCTATTGATTGTGGACCCTGTATTTCAAACTCCGTATTGCATTGCCTTGGCTCGCAAGCGGAGACGTATCTATGAAACTCTAGATTTTAAGGATCATACGCATGGCAAAAAAAGTTGCACCCAAGACTCCGAAACCCTCGAATGAGGGCGGGGTGTTTGTTAGTCGAGTCTACAAAGATCACGGCATTGTTAAGTCGGAAGAAAACCAAGTGACCGAGATGATCGAGGTGCAGACGTATGCACCCAACATCCCCCTGGCTCATGTTGAGTTCGCATCCCAGATGACGCTGAACCTGGGAAACTTTGAGAGTGTGCAATGTAGAGTTGCGGTGACTCTCCCCTCTCGATTGGAAGAGGTAGATGAGGCGTACCTGTCCGCAAAGCAGTTTGTAGAAGAGCGGCTGACGAAGGAGATGGATGAGATCCGAGAGTATCGAGCAAGCAAACAGGAGAAGGAATGATGGACGAGCAATCACCCAAGGATGAATTTATCGAGCAGATCAACAAGACCTACAAGTCGGAAGGCATCGCAGACGTTGGCAACAATCTGCAAGCCCTGAACCTCCCGCGATTCTCCAGTGGCATCTTGTCCCTGGACTGCGCCCTGGGCGGGGGATGGCCCTTTGGCCGGATCGCAATCATTGCAGGAATGGAAAGCACAGGGAAAACCTTGACAAGCATTCACGCGATGAAGGAGGTCATGAGCTACGATCACGCTACCAAGCAACACATCGATTGGTTCCATGACCCCAAGGAGTTCAGCCCTGGCACAGCCCTGTTCGTCGATGTGGAAGGATCCTTCGATGTGGACTGGGCAGAGGCCAATGGTTACCAGTCCGATCATCATGTCGTAGCGCGGCCCGAGTACAGCGAGCAGGCTATCGACATCGTCACATCTGCTATCGAACAGAACGTCTTCGACCTGATCGTGGTGGATTCCCTGGCCGCACTCGCCCCGACAAAAGAGTTGGAGTCTAGCACTGAGGAGTGGCAGATGGGTCTTGCGGCCCGACTGATCAACAAAGCGATGCGGAAGTGGGTCGGCAAGCTGAACAAATGCACGACTGACCACGGCACTGGCCCCGCTATCCTTTGCCTGAACCAGTTCCGAATTAACATCGGACAGTTCATGGGAGATCCGCGAGTGTTACCTGGGGGCAAAGCACAAAACTTTGCGGCCAGCGTGATCATGTACACCAAGTCTCCCGACTACAACGATTCCAAAGACAAAGAGTTGTCGATGGTCAAGCTGTCCGGCGAGATCAAGAAGAACAAGACCTACACCCCGAAGCGGAACTTCACCTACGGGTTGCACCTGGAGGACGAAGAGATCGCAAAGAAGGGGGAGATCGACAACCTCAAACAGATGCAGTCCCTGGCAAAGAAGTTCGGTCTGATGAAGGTCGAGTCCGGCAAAGTACACTGGGGAGATAGAACTTGGAAGACGCAGAAGGCACTCATGGAAGAGGTCGCAGGCGATCCTGAAATGTACAGGACGATGTGGCGGTCAATCATTAAAGCAGCTACGGGGAAGATAGTATGAAAAAGGGACAAAAGACCTGGGACTCGAACTACCCGAAGATGGGGATTGCGATATCGACATACGCACCCGCGATGAAATTTGACAAGCGTCTAACCAACTGCATGCGAAGCCTGCGGGAAAGCGGGTTCCCTGGCTACGTTGTGATCGTGGACGATGGATCCCCGATTGACAGGAAGTTCCCCAGCGACGAATCCCGTGGCAAGAAGGTCTATTGGGAAACAGGTATATCTAAAACCAAGCCGACAATTGTTCAACTGCCAGAGCGTCGAGGCATTGCATACTGCAAGAACATGTGCATGTGGTCACTTCGTACTTACCACGGGATTGCAGGAGGCCGATTGACTTCTTCGATTGGGTTCCTGGCCGACGATGATATTCTTTTTCAGAAAGGGTGGTGGGAGCCATACGTCCAAGCTATTCGACAGACTAAGATCCCACACTTCTGTTGGACTCGTTCAGATGTTTCGTACACCGAAGGGAAGCTCAACGAGTTGTTGATTCGCCGGACCGATGCGGTCAACGGATGCCTGATGACGTACAACAAAAAAGTTCTTGACAAGGTTGGCGGTATGGCAGTGCATCCCGAATCTTTGTGGGGATGGGATCACGTTCCGTGGTCGAATCGGATCTATCGAGTATTCGGGGGAGCCGAACGCAACCAGGGTCTCGATGTGGTCGGGTCGGAGAATTTGATTTCTTTGCAAGACACTCCTTCGCCTGTTTCGTCAGAGGAGAGAGACAAGAACAAGAACTTTAAATTCGGAACGGAACACACACATCTCGACCTGTGGGAGTTGGTGGATGATTGGGAGAAGGAAACTTTGAAAACAGAACGGAGGTGACCTGTGCCTGCTGGAGACAAACAACCTAAGAAGTCGGCAATGGGTCGGCCCGACAAATCCCTGAAAGCAAAAACTCTGGAGAGCGAAAAGCAATCAGCCGAGTACCTGGGCGGCAGGCCGCAGCCCGTGTCAGGTGCATTGTCTGCACACAAGGGCGACATCAAGCTCGATGATTTCCTGATCGACAAGAAGGAGACGGCGGGGGCGAGCATCCTTGTGGCGGGCAAGGATCTCACTAAGATAACCCGCGAGGCAGACGGGGAGGGACGCTGTCCGGCCCTGCTGATTCAGATCGAGAAGTTACCTATGACGGTGAGCAATGAATGGGTATTGCTGCCAATCGAAAAATTTGCAGAGGTGTTCAAATGAGTATCAAGGATGTCATTGCACGGCATGATGCCCAACGAGTCGAGGCGGCAGATCCATCCAAGTTCAAACATCTGGTGAGTGCGGTCAAGTCTTGGATGGGGGCATGGCCCGCACAGAGTACATACACAGATCGTCTGAGAGCCTCTCAGCTGTTCTTCACCTGCCCGCGAGAGTTCGTCCTGAACTACTGGCAACCTACCGCGAACAGGGACTTCGACATGCGGAGCTACTTGTTCATGTCTACCGGCACCCACCTGCATCAATACGCACAGGATTATATCCTTGGCCCGATGGGGATCCTGTCCGGCACCTGGGTACACAATGAGACAGGGGACGATGTGAAAGGATTCCATCCGAATCCCGAGGAGGCTATTCTTCAGATTGCTCATCAAGAGCGACTGACCTGGACGTACATCGAAGATCGATTCTTCGATAAACAGTATCGAGTTGGTGGTCACATTGACGGGCAGGTTGATCTAAGTCGGATCGAGTGGTTGCACGAAAACCCTCATCTAGCAAAGAAGGAACCTGTCAAGGCTATGATGGAATTGCAAGACCTTCCCCTGGTTGAAAATAACCTGATCAATTTAGAGATAAAAACCTGCGGAAATTATGTGTTTGAAAATCTTATCGACTCAAACACGATACCCGAGTATTATAGAATGCAAGCTGAGATCTATCAGCACATGACAGGTAAGGACAAAACAGTGTTTTGGTACATCAACCGAGACACCATGAACAGCAAACTCATCCTTTACGAGAACACCACCAAGTGGTGGAAGGACGCAAAACGGAAGGCCAAGATTATCTGGAAGTCTATCAGAGACGAAACACTTCCAACGTCTGGCATGGCGTGTTTTACGCCAAGAGATAAACGTGCAAAGGAATGTGCGTTTCGCGGCCCGTGTTTTGAAGAAATGGATTTCGCTGATTATGTCCGAGCCGGAAAAGAACGAGCAGCCCGAGAAGGGCGACGACTCCTTGACCTCTCGAAAGCTACGTTCGATTAGCGTAGCACTAGAGTGGCGAGTCAGTATCCCCCTGATGATCCAAGGAAAACAATATCATTTTAGTTTGGAGGATATGCCCTGCCGAATTGGAGTGTTCGATAAGAAAAGCAAGGTCACAATTCACGAAGCCATCGGGCCGGAGTGGTTAGTTCGACTAAGAGACGGAACTGTAATCATCGAGCGACAAATCATGGCAATAAGGAAGTTCAGTGAATACACTCTTTTTACGACACTTGAATGACTGGCCGGAGCAGATGCGGAAATGGAGGAAAGGCAAAGTGACACACCGACTTGAAGATGCCGCTGCCGCGATAGTCCGCACTGAATTTCTTGAGGTGATGATCAAGCCTCAAGCAAAGCAATCAACTCGATTCACTAAGTTCGGCCATGCATTTACGCCAGCAAAGAAACGTCAGTATGTTGAAGATCTTGTTGAGTGTTTCAAGTCTCATGCGATCAAACAGTTTGAAGGTCGTCTTCGCGTGACGGTCGTGTACTCATTCGCATGGCGAAAGTCGGACGCAAAGATTGCGAAGAAACAATCTTGGGCGTACATGGACAAGCGGCCTGACATCGATAATCTTTTCAAGCCAGTTGCCGATGCTCTTCAAGGCAGCAACGTGATCAAAGATGATGGGCAGATTGTCGAAGTCCGAGTCCGCAAGATCCGCAGCCCGCAGGATGGGATTGCAATTAAGATCGAGCAGATTTCCGAACACGTCTAGTGATGTAAAGCGGACAGGCATACTATAGTTTGGACCGGCAACTACATCTCCTCTAGCGGCAAATATGAGCCTCCTGCCGCACACCCCCCTCGACTTTTTCTGCAAAAAAGTCTCCGCTAAAGTTTTGATATTCTGCTCCTAGCAATGGTCCTGTTGTACCTAAGTGTTTATATAAGGTTTTAAAATCTACAGGATAATCGCAGTTATAAATTGATTCAGTTTCCCATAGTGTTGTGTTGTTGTTTGGATCTCCTCCCATGTTTGCACTAAAGAAAGTTCCTGCTCCGTCAACAATGACTGCAACTGCATCTTCAAATCCACTATTGTAAAAACTTAATGCGGCGTGTAATTTGTGATGGAAATAACTCAAGTCAACAACTTGTGGGTGTTTAGGTAACAATTTAGGATTGCGATCAATTA